GTTCGGGGCATTTATTGCAAACGCAGCACAACTACGGAGGAAAGTGTAATGGCAAATGCAGTAGCGAAAGCAAAAGGTGTGGAAGTAAGCACCGATGTAATGGATGATATTTTTGAAACAGCAGGAGACGGTGCCGCATTCGACAGTTCCGAAATGCAAATACCGTTTGTTCGCATCCTTCAAGCAATGTCACCACAGTTGAGTAAGAAAAAGCCTGAGTACATTGAGGGGGCAACACAAGGTGATGTGTTCAACACAGTCACAAGCCAGTACTGGGATGGAGATATTGGGATCACAGTGGTTCCGTGCTACCAAACCACAAAGTATCTGGAGTTTGTTCCACGGGAACAGGGCGGTGGTTTTCAGGGTGAGATCCCTGCCAACGATCCTGATCTCACAAAGACTACTCGGGAGGGTGCAAGAGAGATTTTACCCAACGGTCACGAGCTTGTTCGTTCTGATCAACATTATTGTCTTGTTGTTGAGGAAGACGGTTCGTTTCAACCTGCGGTCATTGACATGAAGTCAAGCCAGTTGAAGGTGAGCCGACGTTGGAAAACTCAGATTGCAATGCAGAAAGTAAAACACCCGAAGTCTGGACAGATGGTAACACCTGCTGTCTATGCTACGGTGTGGAGGATCTCTACTACTGAAGAGTCAAATGACCAAGGTACGTGGGGCAACTACCAAGTAGCTAAAGAGGGCTTGGTAAATTCGCGTGATCTATTGATGGAAGCTAAAGCTTTTCGTGAGTCGATCATGGCGGGTGAGGTTAAAGCTGCAAAAGAACCAAGTGCTGATGGTTCTTTAGATGGGGATAACGAAATCCCATTCTAAGTAGCAGTTTTGGGGGCACGGGGTTTTACTCTCCTTTTTTCCCTGTGCCCCCATCCAACCTCAACAGGAGCAGAATATGTCAACAGCGAAGAGACTGATGTCTGTGTTCGAGGGTTCACAGAAAGGCCACGGTCAAACCACTGTGGGTCGGATAGGTCGAAACGGTAAAGCGGATGCAAAGAGTTTCGTGATCCGAGGATCGTTGACAGATGATATAGTACAGGGACACATTGATGGGACACAAGGGATCGGGGCGATACCGATCAAGTCTGGAGACATTTGTAAGTTTGGAGCATTGGATATAGACGTATATGATCTGGATCATAAAGCTCTTAACAAAAAAATACATCAACTAAAACTTCCACTACACCACTGTCGATCCAAATCCGGCGGTGCTCATTTGTTTTTATTTTTAAAGGACTGGGAGCCTGCTGCTCTGGTCCGTGAGATATTATCCGAGATGGCTTCTGCCATCGGGTTCTCTGGTTGTGAGATCTTCCCAAAGCAAGACACAATCATTGAGGACAGAGGAGACTTGGGCAACTTTATAAACTTACCATACTTCAACGCAGAAGAAACAATGCGATATTGTTTTGACAAGAAGTGCGAAGCCATGGATCTTGATACGTTTCTAACAAGCGTTGAAAAGACAAAAGTCTCGATGGCAGAATTAAACGAGATGTCTTTTGCAGGAGACCGAAAACATTTCGGGGATGGTGCTTATTGCTTGGAGTTGCTTTCAAGTCTGGGCAAGGTCACAGAAAACAGGAACATCTTTCTGTTTGCGGTGGGTGTGTATTGTAGAAAGAAGTGGACGGATGATTGGAAGAAGCACCACGAAGAGTATAACCGATTGCTTTGTCAGCCTCCTCTTCCTGCATCCGAGGTCATGCAGCTACAGAAATCTTTGGAGAAAAAAGATTACTTCTACCAGTGTGACATCTGTCCTTTGAAAGATCATTGCAACAAAGAGATATGTAAGACTAGGAAGTACGGCATCGGTAACGACGGTGCGGACACCCCAAAGGTCGATGCACTTACTATCATGCAATCAGAACCACGTTTGTATTTCTTAACTGTCGATGGCGGAAGACTGGTCTTGTCTACGGATCAACTGCAACATCCATCCTTGTTTCAGAAAGCTTGCATGGAACAACTAGACATCATGCCACCAGTTCCCAAGCCTGGGGATTGGCAGAAGCTGATAAACTCAATGATGCAAACAGCGACGAAGTTATCTGTAAGCGAAGAACTTACCTACGCCGGACAGTTTAAAAATCATTTACGCGACTATTGTACCAGTCGCATAAGAGCCATGGCTCCCGAAGAGATAGAGATGGGCAAGCCATGGACTGAGAGAGGGACAACTATGTTCCGTATCGAGGCTTTGATGGAGTACCTCAAGAACAGAGGGTTTACTCAATACACCAGGGCACAGGTGCAAGATCAATTGAAACAACTGAACCATAACAATGAGTGTCATGGAACTAAGAACATTAGACGAGACGATGGTAGAAGAACATCCATCCGTGTTTGGTGGGTTCCTGAATTTGAAGACATGTCTGTAGAAATTACTGCCGAGGAGAAAACTGATGAAATCCCGTTCTAAATTATTACGAATAGGCGAGGTGTCGGAATGGCTAAACATCTCGCGTTCCACCATTTACAAGTGGGTTAATGATGGAGAGTTCCCAGAACCTGTGGTTCTTGGGCAAGACGATGGCAAACGTAGTGCCACTCGATGGAGAGAAGAAGAAGTCCAAGAATGGCTTGAGACCCGACCACGAGGGGTGCAGGGATGATACCGCACTCTGAGATTATATTCGGGCCGCCTGGTTGCGGAAAGACATACACTCTCATGGAAGAGGTAGAGAGCGAACTGTCTTCTGGAACACCACCAGATCGGATTGGATATGTCTCATTCACACGCAAGGCTATACAAGAGGCTGTGTCCAGAGCATCTTCCAAGTTTAACTTGGAGCGCAAACAGATGCCATGGTTCAGGACGCTGCACTCGTGGGCATTCAATGGGCTTGGGCTGTCAAACACAGACATGATGGCTACAGAGGACTGGGATGCTTTGGGTAGAAGTCTTGGGTTGAGGTTCCGAGGAACAAGGGCAGTGAACCCTGACGACGGAATGCTTATGCCTGGTGCCATTGATACGGGAGACATCTACCTTCAGATGGAGAACAGAGCACGGTACAGGATGATCTCAATTGCACAGGAGTTCAACGACGTTGCCAATCACGCTTTGAATTTTGACCAGTTCAGAAAGGTCGCGGAGCAAGTAAAAGCGTATAAAGATAACACGATGAAGTTTGACTTCGCGGATCAAATAGAAAAGTACGTGGAGATGGGTGAGCCGCCCTCACTAGATCTTCTTATCGTGGACGAGGCACAGGATCTGACGCCGCTGCAATGGTCGATGGTTTCTAAGATAGCTGAGAAAGCAAACCGAGTATTGATTGCAGGAGACGACGACCAAGCCATCCACCGTTGGACGGGTGTGGATGTGAAGCGTTTTCTCGGTGTATCTACGAGGTATCGAGTTCTTACACAAAGCTATCGTATGCCCAGGTCGGTTCATGAATTGTCACAAAAGGTTGTTAAGAGAATACAGGATGGCCGAAGGGAAAAGGAGTTCTTTCCAACCGATAACGAGGGTCGAATAGACTGGGCAATGAACACCCATGAGATGGATTTGACAGAAGGTTCTTGGACTCTGATGGCAAGGACAAACTCTTTCGTGCGTAGTTGGGGAGATGCGTTACGACAGGAGGGGTATTTGTTTTCGATCAAGGGAACCAGTAGCATAAACCAAGACGCAGCCATGGCGGCTGCTACGTGGCGTAGACTGCAAAGGAATGAAGGTGTAGACCTAACATCCATAGTGGCACTGTATGACTTTGTACCGAAGCAAGGAGACCATGCCGTTGTAAAGCGTGGATCTGCAAAGCTACTGGATGCAGCTAACCCAGAATCTTTTTTGACATACGATGAGTTGGTGTCTGAGTTTGGCATGATTGCCGACATAAACAAAGATCCGTTAGAGATCGCTAGATTCGGTAAGGATGATATGAGGTACATTCGAGCCATTGAGCGTAGAGGAGAGGACATCAGTTCTCCACCTCGCATAAAGCTGTCCACATTCCATGGGATGAAGGGCGGCGAGGATGATAACTGCGCTGTTTTCTTGGGTTCAACACAAGCCTGTGTGAACAGCAAGCATCCTGACGACGAGCATCGGGCCATGTACGTTGGCCTGACGAGAACCAAAAACAGGCTGTTCCTAGTGGACACAGATCACAGGTATAAATACAAATTATGAAAAGAGATAAAGTTCTTGAGAAAGCAGCAGAGTATGTAAACGGTCAAAGAGCCAAGGATTACGGAGACGCATACGATAACTTCAGCCGCATAGCAGTTGGTTGGAACGTAATAATAAAAGAGTCAGATGGTTACATCACACCACAGCATGTGGCTTTGATGATGGACTGGGTAAAGACCGCTCGTCTCCTTAACGAACTAACGAATGAAGACAGTTGGATCGACAAGTGCGGATACAGTGCACTCGGTGCAGAGTTCTCTGATCGGGAGAAATAAAATGGCGAGAGATCGTAAAGATAAAAAGACGGTGGATCTTATGGCTAGATTGGAACTGGGGGAATCCTTAGATCCAGACTGGAACATTCCATCAGAGTTTCCAGACCTGACGCAGTACAAAACTGTGGCTGTAGACTTGGAAACCAGAGACCCAAACATACAGAAGCTAGGTCCTGGTTGGGCACGGGATGATGGAAACATCGTTGGCATTGCCATAGCAGCAGGTGAGTACAAGGGTTACTTTCCTATCCGGCACCAGAATGGACACAACCTCGATCCCAAGATGACGATGAAATGGTTCAAGAAGCAAATGGCTACATCTTCTT